GTAAATGTTTCAAAAGGTTCTCCTAATCCAACGTAAGTTGGGTATTCTTTGTATGATCCTTGAAAAAGAAGATTATTTTCTTGAAAGTCTACTAACTGCTCATCGTTATTTACAGTCTTAGCAAATGTAATATCAGAATTAAAAGTATAATTTGATCCATTGACTGTAAAAAATGAATATCTAGGAATGGTGTATATGCCTTGTGGTAACGAGCTAGTAGCTTTTGAAAGAAAAGAAAGAACGGACGTTTGATTGCCTATAGGGTTGTAGTTTATAAGCTTAACTATTTTATTAATATTCTCAAACAATTCAGCGGTTGTAAAGGTGCTTTCTGAGCTGGTGCGATTAAGATAAAAAATTAAAACATTATAAGCATACGCAATAATATCAATAACAGAAGAAAGATTACTGCCTTCAAAATTTTGATCAGTAAAAATATTATTAGTGTTTAATCTCGATACTATTAAGTTTTTTAAACTTACAGCATCAAAAGCAACATACCCGTCTGTGGGTATACTGTAATTATTAAAATTTGTAGCCATAATTAATTATTAAAGAAGAATCCGGGATTACTTAATGTTCCCACTAGTTCAAAGCTAGTATTATCTAAGCCAATCATAGTAAGTATTAAATTTATTATGTATTGCTGGTTCGTCTCGTCAGCCTGTACATTAATTTTTCTAATAGCCACTCTAGGTTCATAGGCGGTAATTCCTGCTAGTATTTCGTTGCCTATAGAATATGCTGTAGATTCGCTAACTGTAAAAAACAAATATCTTGGTAAGTTCAACCCAAAAGCAGGATTTAAAAGCTTTTGACCTGGTACTGTTGTAAATAGGTTAAATATTGAATTCCTTACTGCGGCATAATCGTAATCAATCTTTAAATCCTTGATTTCCTTACGTTTAAGAAATTCGTTATTTTTGGTAAAATCTAGTTCTAAATCGACCTTCAGATCAGTATAGGTAAAATCACTAGATGTCTTTACCGGCTGCTCTAAAGTCTTGATATTTATATTAGCCACAAATATATTTATATCGGGTTTATTTGTTTAAAACCGGTTTTTCTTATATAAAAAGGATAAATAATTTAAATGAACAAGAAGTTTGTAAAGCTATACGAATCTGCACTTCAACGTTATACAAATGGTGGTTTTCTAGCTGGTGATGTTGTTGTATTTAAGGAAGGTGCTTTTAATGATCAGTGGTTTAAAGAGCTAGGTGAAAATACTAAGCAAAAATTAAAAAGTATGGCTGCTAGTGGTTTAAATCTTAGAGTATCCGCAGTAAAAAATCGCTTTCCGGGTGTAGGTGGAGCAGGTAATACAGACTACTTAGGTACAGAAACAAATGTAGATATTACTTCTGAAATTGCTCCTGGTAGATATATGGATTTTGCAACAGTACCTTCAAGACTGCTTGAACCTAAGAGCTCTTATCCTAATTTACCGGAAGTGCCTGAGGTGTTTAAAAAAGATGATCCTTCCAAGCGCGTTAACATAAAGCCAAAGAAAGTTAAAGACGAGGCAGAGGAAGTACCTTTCTTAAGACCTGGTGAAACAAGAAAATCAGATTTAGGTAAAGGTAAAATGGCGGAAGGTGACAGAGAATTACTTAATAAGAATGTATCTATACCCTCATCCCCCGCAAAAGATGCTAGAGACCCAGCATCATATACAGCAAACTATTTGCCTTAATTTTGAGTTAAAGTTATTAAGCAGCTATAACAGTTTATTTCCTGGTCAACTACAAAACTACTACGATAAAGATGTTCTGCTATAGTTAAAAGCATAAAACGCTTTACTTTTAAATCTGTTTCAACCTTATCTATGTAATTAAAAAGACCTTTTAATAAATTAACGTAGTCGCTATTAAAAGAGCCTTCGTTTTCTATTAAAGCTTTTCTTAAATTTTGAATATTTTTATTTTTTATTTCTGAATATACTAAATCATATACTTCATTTTTAGTTTGATCAGCTAAAATCAATTTACCAGTACTAGAAAACTTTTGTAATTCATTAATTGACTTTCTTAAATCGGGAAATGTAGATTTTACAAATTGTATTAATGGTGCTTTTGAGTTTTCTGTAAGTTCAATATTTTCTTTTTTAAGAATGTTTGCGCATCTTTTAACTATTAAAGAAAGTAACTCGGATGACGGTGTAAGATCTATACTTTGACATCTACTTTGCAATGCAGTAATAATTCTATATCGATAATTTGCAGTAAGAATAAATCTTGTTATTAATGCAAATTCTTCCATAGTATTCCTAAGCGCTCTTTGAGCATCAATAGAAAGACCGTCTGTCTCATCTAAAATAATTACTTTTATACTACCATCAAAGCTTTTTGTCTGTGCAAAAGATACAACCTTATTACGAATAGTGTCAATACCGTTTTCATCACTAGCATTTATATACAAATATTGACATTTTAAAATATCATTTACTAATATTTTGGCTAAAGTGGTTTTTCCTAACCCCGGGCTTCCTGTAAAAAGTAAATTAGGAATTTCTTTTTTAACTTTAAATGAATTAATAATGTTTTTATTATTTTCACTGATAATAAAATCGTCTAGCGTCTTGGGTCTATATTTTTCAACCCATAAATTATTAAAATTGTAGTTCATTTACCTGAAGAACCAAAACCTTTTTCACCTCTAGAAGAATCTTCTATTTCACCCCATTCAACTGGCATAGATAGTGTAAAGTATAGTGCAAATTGTGCAATTCTATCACCTGTTTTAACTTGATAATCTAAATCTGTAAAATTATAAAGCTTAACGCCCGCATCTCCCCTATATCCACAATCAATTATACCTGGATGTGCCATAACACCATGCTTAAACCCTAAACCGCTACGGGACTCTACTTTCACCCAATAACCTTCAGGTATAGACGCAAATTTTAACCCAACTTCCACTATCGCACTGCCTTTAGCAGGTATAATCTTATCTTCTATAGAATAAACATCATAACCTGTGTCGGAATCATGGTTTTTGGTAGGCAGCTTAGCTAATTCATGTGTCTTTTTAAACTTTAACACAGGCAAAAACTTAATATTGGGATCATTCTTGTTAGATTCGCTGGTATACATAGCATTATTATAATATATGTTTATAAAAATCAATAGTTAATAAATAATAGTATGAGCGAAGAGCTAAATGAAATGGTCGGTGACCTTCTTTCACAGTTAAATGAAGCGAATGAAAAGGCAAAACAAGCTGAAAAAGAGCAAAATCTACTAACTAAAGAAAATATGGAAAAGTTTGTAGTCGAAAAAGCTGGAAAGCTAGTAGAAGAGAGTTTAGGTGTCGTGACTAATGTAAAGGACTATATTTCCTCTGCTCCTGAATCTAAAGATGTTGGTTCTTTAGCTGAATTAATTGCAGCAACAGCTACTGCTATAGAGACGTTAAACAAAATTATAGTTACTGACAAGAAAAATGAGACATTAATAAAAGCTAAAGAGATGGATATAGCTGCAAGGAAGGAAATTAAACAAGTAGATAATCAGAATAGACTTCTAGCTACTAGAGAACAAGTTTTTAAGATGCTAATTGATAGCGCTAATAAAAGTGCTAGGATAATAGATACAGAAGTAGTTGATTAATAGTCTTTTTTGTTTTTACATTCAAATAACTTACTGTAAAATGATTTCCAAATTTTTTCTGGGTCTAGCGATTCAATAAGTTGCTTAATAGCTGTGGTATAATCATCTAGTTTTGGTAGAGATACCTTAGGAACTAATCCTAACAGCATATTGATAAGCTGCTTTTCGTTAAATGTTACGTCACCTGAAGTTAAATTATTAAGATCGCCTTGATTTATTTCAGGTAACTTAAAGTCACAAAAGAGTTTATTTGCTGATTCAATACTATCTAAAATTGCTTGAGAGTTCGGTTCATTTAAATTCGACGCTCCAGATGCTAATGCAGATATTTCAGGGAATGAACCTAAACTAGCTGATGGTAGTTTACCAGAAGTATTATTAGCCGGCTTTTCTTTTACAGCTTCTTTGTTATTTACTGTAGTTACTAATGAGTTTTCGTTAGTTTTATTACTTGAAGGTGTAATACTTAGCCTTTGAACTTGAGCATTTAGGTTTACAATATCTTTGTTTGGCTGTTTGACCTCTTCAGCAGCAGCTTTTTCACGTTCTTGAGCTATTATACTATTAGAAATCGGTGTGGGGGCAGCTGAATTGCTATCTTTACCAAGGAATTTATTGTTTATTGATATAGTAGATGCAGATTTTTGCTGTGTGGGTGCTATTACACCAAGCCTTTCATTAATTGAATATTCATTTAGCGAAGGTTTATAATTGTTTTTAAGCAAATCCAACACTAAATCTTTTCCTTCAACATTTGACTTAAAATAAACACTGTTAATTTTTTGCAAGTTATTAATTGAGGATCTAGGGTTGTACCCGGTTTTATCGTTTAAGTTGCTAAAATAAGTAATAAAACTAAATGTTTTATTAAAGATAGCTGAAACTTTATCTACAAGCAGTGGTAGGTATAAGTAAAAGTCTTGATAAAACTTTAAGTCCGTAATTAAATTAGCTCCATGTGATACGGTGGTGTCTGCTTGTAAGTTTTCTAATGAATATTGTCCTGATTGAACTCTTTGAATGTTAATTAAGTTATTTTTTTGAAGTAAAGAAGTTATATTGTTTAACTGATTGTAAAGATCTTGAGCAGTACTACTGAGTTTATTGCTTAAAACTACTGGAATTTGATTAGGCGGATTATCTTTGTTAGTTAAATCAGTTAACGGGGAAACGTTATCAGTATACTTACATGCAAAATTAGCTATCATACCGATGTTATCACTTAAATCACTAAAAAATACGTCCGATTTACCTTTAAAAAGTAATTTTATATCTTCAAAAGTTGTTTGGTACTTTTTATACCAGTAAAAAATAAAATCATTATTAATGTTATTGCTTTCACTATCGTTTAACATGGTAAAAAATTCTTTTAATTTTGTTATTGGGTCGTTAGATCTTAATGCTTTTCTAAATTCTAATGCTATCTTTAACTGGTTATCTAAGTCCCCGGAAGTAAAAGAATTTGCTTGGCCTTGAATACCTGTTGCGCCAGGATTAGGTAGTAGCTGATTTACTCCAGATGCGGTTTCGCCTTGAGGTGGTGAAATACTACCGATACTAGAAAGATAATCTGTGTATTTTTGTACAAATTCTATTGAGTTAGCAATAAGATTATCTACTAACTCGGGATAAATTGTTTTTGTAGTGGTTTTTAACATTATTGTGCCTCTTTGTTTAGTATTATATCAAAATTATTGTATGTTTTTATACATCTTAATTCATTTTCGTAGGTATCTCCATTAAAAATATGTTTTACTTCTAATACAAAATAAATGCCAAGAATCTTACTATCAAAATCAGTAGTTTCAAAATTACCATTTCTATCTATACCGATAAATTTACCCGCTTCGCGGTGTGTAGAGCCTGGTACCCTAAATAAAATAGAATTGTTATGAAATAATAGATTTCTAATTGTTTTATTTCTCCCTAACGATAATCTTTGATTAGAATCTAGCATCACTGTAAATTGATTTGTGTTGTTTTTTACTTCGTCTCTATATTTACCGGGTAAAAAGTTAGAAAAAGCAGAACTTGCTCCTTGACTGTTAAAGGGAGAAACATAGTTTAATGAATAAACGCTCATTGTATTGGTAATAGTATTTCTATCTTCATCAATACAAAAAGCTTTATTGTCAAACTCATAACAATGAA